TTACCTTCACCTAATTTATTTGAACCCTTATACAAAGAACTACAAATGTTTCAGTACAAGTACCTACCTAGTGGTAAGGTATCATACGAAGCAATGAGTGGATTCCACGATGATACAGTTATGTCACTTGCAATCTGTAACTGGCATAGAATAGAAAACCCTACACAAAGAAAACTATATGTTGGTGGTCTAAGATAGAACCATACCATACTATACAACAAAATATAATAGACTATAAAGGAATACTATGAGTAAAGAAATTGAAATAACATTACCTGATTATATAACAGTAGGTCAATACCAGAACTTTGGTACACTTGACCACTTAACTCACACACAGAGAATAATCAGAATTGTATCAGCAATAACTGGCAACAAAGAAGAAGAAGTAAAGAGATGGAACGCATCCTCTCTTTTTGAAATATACAAAGATTTAAACAATTCTATAAATGAAACTGACCCACTATTCTTACCTATATTTGAATGGCAAGGACAGACATGGGGATTCCAACCAATTCACAAGATGTCTGCGGGTGAGTTCATTGATTTAGAGTCTCGGTTAAAAGAAGGTATTGGTAAATTACATGAAGTACTTGCTATCCTTTATAGACCGATTACAGAACATAAGTTTGATTCGTTTGAATGGAAACTTAAACACAACTACAAGTATATAATTGGTAAGACAGAGAATCTGTTCAAGTATTATACTTTAGAAGATTACGATGTAGAGAAACGTACATGGAGAGAACAACAGTTTAAAGAACTTCCTGTTAACCTAGCATTAGGTGCTTACAATTTTTTTTTGTTCGTAGGGGTGAAGTACTCAAACGATTTATCAACCTCTTTCCAGAAGTTGTACAAGACGATGACGAAGAAGGAGAAGGAGGAACTAAATCAATTGCTGAACACTACGGATGGTTCTTTACACTCTACCACCTCGCAAAAGACGGAGGAATCTTAAAGTTAACTGGTGATAAAAAGGTCACAGATGTAAACTTTATAACCATGTTGAACTATTTAAGTTTAGAAGAAGAAGTAAATAAAGAAGAGCAAAGAGAACAGAGAAGGATACAACAACAACAAAGTTGGAAATAATTATGATGGTAAATTATCAAGAAATAGTAAATTTATTTGAACTAGCAGTAGGAGAGAATGTATTCTACAAAGGGTTTGGACATGGAAGTATTGATAACTTAGATGCAGTTGTAAATCGTGGGTATCCTCTTTTATTTATGAGACCACTTGCATCACCTGGTCTAAGTGGGTTTGATGGTAGAGTAAGAACTCTTTCATTTGAATTGTACTCTTTAGATGTTCCTAAAATCTCAGATGAAGATAGAAGAATCTCTCTTTCAAATACAGAACAAGGAGTCTACGATGTATATTCATATATATTGGATGGACCTGTACAAAAAGAATTACAAATAGAAATGACCGGAATCACACCAACGATAGAAGCATTTGGTGATAAAGCATCGGGCTGGGTTGCTACAATTAATATTATTGGAGATGCACAAGGGGTAACCTATTGTGATATACCAACCTAATGCACATGGAACAAAAGATATCATTTTTTAGTGGGTTTGCACTCACATCATTATGGACAATGCCACTAATGGAATTTACAATGGCTTTTCTACTAGGATTAGTAGGGGGTTTAGGTGGTTTAGTAGGTAGATTAATTTTTAACAAAGTTGAAAAATGGATGAACAAATAGAATTTTTAGAGAACGCAGGTAGAATTATTACCGAAGCGATGACTGATGAAATCATAGCCGAAGGGTTAGTGAAATCAGGTCAACTTGCTCGTTCTCCAAGATTCAAAGTTCAATTGGTAAATGGTAATCCAGAATTACAGATATTCTTACAAGATTATGGTTTTTATCAAGATAGTGGTGTAAGAGGTACTAAAAAAGGTGTACCAGAAGATAGAAAATCTTTTTATCCACCAGGTCAATTTCGTTCTAAGGTAATTGGAGGACCACTACCATTTCCTGTCAGATTTGTAATTGCAAGAGATGGTATAAAACCAAAACCTTTTATAAACGAAGCATTTGATAGAGGTATTAAATGGATGGATGAAAATATAGAAGATAGTAATACAGAGATGATAAATCGTCAAGTACAAGAAATCTTCTCACAAAATGGAGCAACAGTAAGTTAATATGAATTCAGTAAGTATAACCCTAGACCCAACATATGTTAGTGTATCTAATAACCCAATGGTATTTGTGGTTAGTGGTTCTAACATAGATGAATTTCAATATCAGTATGTCTTAGATGTAAGAACTTCTCCTGATGATACTTTACGAACAAGAATAAAACAATTCCCAAACCCTAATGGTGTTGCAATATTTGATGTATCCCATGTAGTTGGAGATTATATTACACCACAACCAGATTACCTAACACTAACTCACATAGATTCTTTATTAGATGATGGTGAGTATCAACAATTTAAAATAACTGCAGGAGAAGAGTATGGTACATCACCTTCTTCATCTGTAACTCTATTTGATGGAACTGGTGGGATAGGAGTTCCCGCAGTGACTGGTTCAAATGTAGTAAATGGTATATATAGTGCGTTTGGTGGAGCAATAGATATTACACCTGGTATATCCACTGGTCAAGGTGGAGGATGGAACTTTGGTGATTACTTTGATATTGTATCTGGTCAGTATATGTTAACTTCATTACCTTCATCTACTTTAAAAGCATCAAGAGGAAATCACAAGATGGGTACAAACGATTACGCAGTACTCGGTGTATTCGATGCACAGAATGATTTATCAAGTAACAATACATTTGTACAATTGTACAATTCTAACAACAACTTAATTGTTACTGCAACTCCATCAAGAACAACTGCGGGTAGATATCTAAATTATATTCCAGTTGGTACACAAAATATGATTGATGCTGGTTTCTTTACACAAACACAAGTAGACCAGGCAGCATGGATGAGAGTTAGAAACGTTGGTAGTACTGAGATAGATAAATGTTATACAATAGAACCTTGCACGAATAATTACGAAAGAAGAAACTTTTTATTTGTAAACAAATATGGTGTATGGGAAAACTATGGTATGAATTTACCTTTAAGAAGAAATACAACAATTACAAGAGATACAATAACTAAATCTAACATTCCTTGGTCATCAACAACAGGTACTAACTCATTCGATAAAAGAGGTTTAGAAGCATACAACCAATCGTTAGATGATAGATATCAAATAACTACACCTTATATAACAGGTGGTGAAGCAGATTTAGTATCACAATTAATTGAATCACCACAAGTTTATTTACAATATAATAATTTAGATATGGGATTGGGAGTAACCTTACCTAATAAAACGTTTATACCTGTTAACATAACTAATTCATCATATGTTGCAAAGACAAATAAACAACAGAAAGCTTTCCAATACAATATAGAATACAAATTATCTAACGATAGACCAAATAACTAAGATATGAGTGTTGTAATAAGGGTAACATACGAGGGTACAACTTATGATTTGGACATCCAACAAGGTGTTCCAATTCGTTTAGATGTATCTGCAATTGAGAATACTGAAATCGGAGAGTTCTTCGGTGTTGGTTCTCAACAGTTTACTCTTCCTGGTACAAAGACGAACAACTCATTCTTTAAACACGCATATAACGTTGGTGGAGATGATATCCCGGCGTTTTCCAATACAATTGATGGTAAGATAATATCTAACTCTAGTACTATCTTAAAAGGACAGTTTCAGTTATTAGAAGTTATCAAAGATGAGAAGGGATATGTAAATTATAGTTGTTTGATGACTGATGAAACAGTACAGTTCAAAGATGCTATACAAAACAAACTTGTAAAGGATGCAGATTGGTCTGATTATTCACATACACTTAGTACTGGTTCTATTTTAGATTCTTGGTCTAATAATCTATTAGATGGTAAAGTTTATTATCCTCTTGCAGATTATGGATTAGATGACCCAGAGAACCAAGGTAACTTTCCTATATTTGGTTTTTCTAATGGTGGTCTAGGTACTTATTTTGATTCTACTAGTTCACCAATTAAACCTCAACAGTTTTTACCTGCAATTCGTGCATATGATACTTTAGAAAGAATAGCAGAACAAGCAGGTTTTAGTATTAGTGGTGATTTTATCAATAGTGGTAATTTCTCTAACTTAATGATTTTACCTAAAGCTCAAGAAGAGATGGGTATAGTAATCAGTAGTTCAGAACAACCTACTGGTTATGCAATTGCTAATTATAATCAAAGTATACCAGTTAGTAGTGGACCTGCAATTGGAGAAAAATTAGTTCTTAACCAAATAGTTGTAGACCCTGCAAATAAATTTGTAGTAAGTGGTTCTGAAGGATATGGATATTATGAAGCAGATGGTATTGGAGAATATGAAGCATCAGCACAGATAGGATTCTTTAATCCAGTTTGGTTTTCTACTGCAAAGGTACAAGTAGATGTAAAATTAGTAAGAGGTACTTTCCCATTTAGTTCACTAGTAGTTGCTGAAGAGTCAAGAGAGTTTAGTTCACAAGATGGTTTCAATTCGTTTATCTTAAGTGTAGGTGGTTCTTGGACATCTACATCTTCTCAAGATGTATGGGTCTATGTAGATTATTATACAACTCAAGGTACTACAAC